AATTGACCCTCTATACGGATCTTATAATTACACTTAAACCCTAATCGGCCGTCTTTATTCTCACAATAATCTTTACGGTATTGTTTATATTCCCATCCCATAATACCGTATCGCATTCCGTGGTGTTTTGTGCATTGTTTACGGAAAAGTGGAGTGCCGTCTTTACGGTAATTTCCCGTATGCTGTCCAGGGTTATTGCACCCCGGATGGGAGCATTTTGGACGCTTCGATATATCAATAATTTTCTTTTTCATTAGTAGACCTCACGCTCATATACATCGAATTCCTCTATAGTATTCTCAGCAACTAGTGCTTCACCATAGGCAATAGCATCATCATACTTTGCAAATACACGGAGGACAGTATCACCCTCATATGGTATCGGTTCTACTACAATAAAAACTTTGTTCATTTTATCACCCTAAATCATCAGCGGTTGCAAGGTCGCCGTCAGTTCCCCACCCATACCCACCAGCAAGAATAGTCGAGCCGGGAATCAGAGTGTCAGAATCAGTACAGGCGCAAGTCCAACAAGTAAATCGGTCATAGTACCCGGCAAATACTCGCGGAACAAGTGCGGTAGAACAACAAGGACAAATTGGTGTAGTCATTTTGATAACCTCTCTCAGTATGGAGTAATTATCTCATAAAACGGTGGATTTGGCAACCATTGTCTTTTTGACAACAATTATCTATTTGATACTACATTTCTCGCATAGGTGCTGGTGATATTCTAGTGCGGTTTCAAGGGTATCGGCTCGACTATGCATTTCCACATACCCATTCTCATTATATAAGTGGATTTCATACCCATTCCCGGTGTCTACGGTAATCGCTACTTGGGTTGAATTGTGGGATACTTTGATTATTTTCATTTCTTAGGCCATGTAACATACTGAACTATAGCAATAGATATCATAACACCTACGGCTACACCGAAAAAGAATGTCGTCCAAACTAGCGCAGTCATTCTTTCAATCCAAAATGTTTATAGATGGTCTTATCTATACGCCTCTGGTACTGCTCATCGGTAAAGGTCAGTTTAAACAAATCAGCACATTCCTTTATGATTAACTCGGCAAACTTTTCTGTGGCTTCATGAGCATTACCGATTCTACTACTGGGACCTAATAGTGCAGCCTGCTCGGCCAGTTCTCCGATTCGTTTATTCATCATTCAGTTCTCCAGTATTGTGTACCTCTCCAAACCTCTACACTATTCAACATACTCTTAGCACGATAAATTGCACGCTCTTTGGCAGTTTCTTCAGAACTATAATGCACAGGATATTTCGTTGTTTGATCATCAAATTTATAACACGAATCATACCTCCAGATAAACCAGTTCTTATAGTACACCTGATACTCCTTCAAATGAGCATCATATACGACTTTGGTACTCTTGTATAATCGTTTCATTCTTCAACTCCGAAATGTTTCTTAATCTCATTTGAATAATCGGCAATAGAAGCCAATAATATCACCTGTTCCTGTTCGGAGTGTGTATTGATGTAGTGGTTTGCTAAAGTATCGCCTTGTCCAATACATTCCTCAATAATCAACTCGCCAAACCTCTCCAATATAACATCATAGTACAACTCCCCCCATTCGGTCATCTCAAAGGCTCGGTTCTTCAGTTCTTTCAATTTTTCATTCATCTATTCAGTTCCTTATACATCCATTCATATTCTTCCAGCCGTTTTATCTCTGCGGCGGCCTCGACCAGTAAATCACGGACTTTTACATGATCCATACGTTCAGGATCGAATAACCCACCAGACAGTAAATACTCCTTGATTCTCTCAGTAACAGGATTATTCATTTTAAAGGTATCTCAAATCGATCTAGTATCGCGGAACCTATATCTTTTCTTCCCATAGTTTCCATCAAGGCAGCAACTAAAGCACACTCCTGTATAACCAATTCGGCAAACTTTTGTACATCAAAATGTAAATGACCATCTATCAATACACCATCAATATAATGACTCCAGCACTGTTTTTCCAACTCTCGTAATCTCTCGTTCATTTTGTACTCCACTCGCAAACAATACGATTCTTTTCTATACAATGCGTGGCAGGTCGGTCAGACACCGATATTACTCTCAATTGATACGGTGAGGCACAGCCGGAAAGTAATAACACCAGTAATAACTTATTCATTTAAAATGTCGGTTTATCTCGTTTTCCACCATGACCGCACCTGTATACGGATTCTGTATACCTGAGCTCTTTAATGTATGCTCTCGAGCCACCTTCGAACACTCGCGGACAATCATCTCACCATAGATACGATTAAACATATCCGCAAAAATGACCTGATCGGCCTTCTCACTTTTTAACCTCTCGGTATATTGCTGGTAAGCCGTATCGTGCGCCTCATTAGCTATACGGTCATATAATGTCTCAGTATTTCGATGCTGTAAACTCATTCTTTAATCTCCTTCAACTCAAAGATATAATGACCACCACGGCGAGACTGTACCCAATTTAAATGCCACATCATCTCGTTTCTTTGCATGGCTCGTATAATCGATTCATTACCCGACCAACCTGCGGTCGAAATATAATAACGATGAACTATTTTATCCTTATCCCAATCGTGTGGTTCATTCTTTTCATTCCAGCCAAAGTCATGATATGCCCATAGTCCTTCGATAAACTTAAACCAGCCAGGTATATCGTCCCAATGCCACTTTTCAATAGCCTCTAATGCTCGATCAGTAGGATAACCATCTTCATCAACAAAATAAGAATCATCAAGCAAAGTCTTTAATCTGGCCTTATTCTCAGTAATTTTTCGAATGACATCCTCAGCAGTATATTCACTCATACCTCAATACCCTTTCCATAAAGAAAAAAACGAAACATGGTTTGCACCACTTTCGGATAATTGTGCGGATTCGGCAAATCAACCGTTGTCTCTACAAACTCCTGTACTAGGCGATTCTTTTCATCAATCGGCAATTCTCTATAAATAATCATATGTGGTTACTCCTTCTCATCGTACTTTCATCAGAGCCCCCACACAAACATAAGGGCTCAATATTTAACCTCTACAAAACAGAGGCAGAGTGTACCGCCGATATGGAAAAGGCCATTCATTCACTCTCACTCAAAGGCACAAAAGTCAACGCATCTTGTACCTTCAAAGACTACCTTACACCCAACTCTACATTTTAATTACAACTTTACGGTCAAGACAAAAATAACCATCGACCGTTTTCACCAGTATACCGTTCTTAGCTGTACACTCCTGGTCTTTAAAACTAAGTGGCAACATTATAATCCAACTCAGCAATAAAATCAAAACGACCGTGGTCATCATAATCACAAAAAATTTCATTCTTCAACTCCTAAATGTTTTACTGATTTTATCAGCACAATAATGACCATCCATTCCTTTATCACCTAGTTCTTCACATATACCTAAGCATTCATTAATAATCAACTCAGCAAACTTTTCCAACTCACCATCATATTGTGACGACCAATCAACGATAGCACCTTCTGGCTTCCATGGCTCATCTTCCCATAGTAGGAAACCCGACTTTTCGGCCAATAGTTTAAACTTTTCATTCATGATCTAAATTACTCCACTTTTTTAACTTTTCACGTTTTTTCTTTATATGTACGGTCAACTCACCTTCATTTAAAATTCTTTTCTCAATACAGAGTTCAATCATACACAATAAATCACCAATTTCCTTGTGTAGTAAATCATCATTATATTCACTAGTCAAAGGATTATAACCTCTTAGGCCGTAACGATGAATCTTCGAAATGATTTGCGAAACTTCGGCACATTCTTCCTGCAATATAACTAGCAGTTCATCACAATTTAATCGACTCATGGTAAATTGTAATCTCTACTGTATTGACTTGTAATCGACCAATGAGCATCTGGTCCCTTATATTTTATATCACTCGGCACTTCATAACCAAATCGTTTAAGGATATTTTTCTTATCGGCCTGACTACCACAACAAGCAATACATTCTTTGATAATCAAATCAGATATCATTTCAATCCTCGACTGGCAATCAGCATCAATATATTTGTGTATGCCATACTTCTGCATCAATTCTTTTATTTGATCATTCATGTTTCATACTCTCTCTTATTTTAGTGGCAGATATAGATTCTGTATTTTCATCAAAATGTTCTCGCTCAATGACATAACCCACATCCCGACCATAAGTAATGTTTACAATATTCGGCACAATGAGTATCTCATACATTCCTTTATATTCATCATCTAAATCATCACGAATGAATTTTATCACTTGTTTTATATCGAAAGGATTGTTATTTTGCCATCCTTGACAATCACGAATCATAATACACACTTGTCCGGTTTTTTGTATAGCACGTTCGAATAATGATCTGTGACCAGCATGCCATGGTTGCCATCGACCTAACATTTGAACAGTAGGTTTCTGCCAATCAAATACTTTTTTGGACATCTCTACCCCATGAAATTTTATTCCACACTCTTTCGTGAAAATAATATAAAATAATTTTAGTAAAAAATTCCACACTAGCAATACTCATTGCTATCTTAGGTTCACCTGTCAATAAAAGACTTACGATGAATGTATCTAAAGTACCTGTTACTCGCCAAGTAATGGCTTTAGTTAAACTTCTATACTGTTTTTCTTCAGACTCATAAAAATTAGATTCTAGTTTATCTGATATTACAGAAGCCCACCTTTTAGCCGATTTAGCCATAATTCTATAATCATATTTTTCTGGACTTACGAATATTTTATTCGTATCTTCAAATCGACTCTCATCAATTGTGTCTAACCATATGGTCATATCAGCAGAAAAAACTTCTCGCATTTTAGGTAGTGGAGCAACAAAATCGCAGATAACAAAATTAGCTGAAGATTTTTCTGATAGTTCTTTCATTCTAGAGCTTTGCCTGATTCTACCTTCTTCAGAAAAATCCCAATCATTAAATCGTTCTCTTATTTCATCAGCATTAAACCACTCAACTGAAAATCCTTTTTTATGTAATTGCTCCTGCAATTCATTGGCTAAATAAGTTTTACCTGAGCCAGGCAATCCCATAATTAAAATTCTAAAACTCATTCATCTTCTTTTATACCAAAATGTTTTTTGATTAAATCAAATGCTTGACCGCGAGATATCATATCACGAAGCTCAGGATGCAAAGCCTTACGACATTCTTCAATTATCATCTCAGTGTATTCTTCCATGAATTTTGTATCACTCATTTTTTCTCCCATTTTATACCCATCATTTTATAAAGCATCTTACGATAGAATGGTGGTTCATCTTTTGTTTTAATTACTGTAGTATCTACATCAATCGATAAATTGCTAGCAACGAAGGTAGTGTTAGTATGATTTATATTTTGTATAGTATAATTCGAATGTAATTTTAATGGTGAAAGTTTTGATGATTCGCAACCTGTATAATCGAGGTCAAGAGGAATTTGTTCTGTTAGTGGCCAAAAAAACTTTATTTCTAATTGCTGCATATTATCTCCTAGCACTAGGTACACAATTTGCTGTTACTCTATATTTGTCAGACTCCCAGGCCTTTTTTACATAATCCCGTACTTGATGACATTCTTCAATACTTTGAGTAGGTAAAGTTATTGATCCTTTTGATGGAGGTACATTCGGTGAAATGGCGTGCAACATGATAACTAGAGTCCACATTATTTACTCTCAATCAATACTTTTTAAAAATCCTACAACTTCGAGATAAGGCATATCAACAACAACTGATTGTCCATCTGTTGTAAAAATCCATGATCGATGCGAATCACCATGTTCTTCAACTCTAACAATTTGATTACACACAATTGATACCGAACGACCGATTGTGGTAGTGGTTAAAACTTTCATAATATTTTCCTCAATTCTTTTATTTAAATAGTGTATTCAAAACAAATGCACCAAACATGGCGCTCATAAACAAATAAAGATAGGCAGAAACTTTTTTACCCTCATTATAATTTTCACTTGACCAGTGCCAAAATAACCAAGAAAAAAAAGTATCAACAAAAAGACTAAGAATTCCCATTCTCTTTTGCTTTCTTCATTAAATCAATTAAAGATAATAAGTCATTTACTGGAATTTTCTCAGAACCAAAGTAATCAGAATCAATTATAGGTTCTGGCTTTTCTTGAGGCTTTAAGTAAATGACATTATTTGCGTTCATTGTAGTATTTTAGGTGTTGTGATTCTTTCTTTTTTTATTGTTCCTAGAAATGTATAAAAATCAGATTCATTATCGGTTTCCCTGTTTAGCATCATTAGTCGGGCTAACACAATACCATTAATTGCATTTACACCAAAACCCTGTTTAACTAATTCAAGCAAAAACTCGTCTAATTTTACCGCAGCTTCGATGATCTCGTCATCGAAAATTGTATCGTCCATTGTGTTAGACCCTAAACGTAAAAAAACCGAAAATTCCTTTTAATTTAAAAGGCACTTCAATTTCAAATGAAGAATCACTCTCTTGCTCTTGTTTTTGTCGAATGTAAAAAGGCGTATCACAACCAAGTTCTTTCACCTTTTGTAAAATAGATTCTAAATCGTCTTTATCGATTAGAATTTCTTTATTGCCGTTGTCCAAAATATCTCCTTGAATGAATGAGTTTATTGTATTATACTTCATCTAAATTTTTTTGTCAATGTGATTGTTGTATAGGTAACACACTCATAATTAATTGCCATCCCACTTATCATACCATCTCCAAAATGCTCCTTCCATACTTTCATTTAATAACCACTCACAACTCCAACCCATCATGCCGCCTTTCCATGTTCCTGCTTTTTTGCCTAATTCAATATCTGAATCACATGAAACGACCCTTTCAACTTTATTGAATATTGGCAACCATGTAAACCATAACCAACGCCATTCTCTTTCTTCGCCGGTGAGTGCGATAGTCGCTTTTTGATTTCTGCCATCTTTTGTATAATGATCCAATTCTACTGTTCGAGTACAACGATCTAATAAACTCTTTCGAATATTTGGATCGTGCCAGCCTTCTAGAATTTGATGCCATTGGTAATGTTTACCAATTTCTTTGCCATAATAATCCCAACGATTGCTTTCATATACACTACCATTAGGTAGCAAAAGGTCATGGCGAACAATTTGCCAACGCCACGGCATATCAATCGCTGTGTACTTATCGAGGCCTTTAAAGATAAACAAAACACCATCACTATATGAGAATCCATATTTTGGTCCCATAATTGAAGAAAAATCTCCGACACCTTTTGTTGGCCATAGTCCAATACTTGCAAAGAATTTCCAAAAACCAAATGAAATTTTTAAATATTTGTCCTCACTATTTTCTGTAGGCCATACAAAATACATATGCCAGAAATTATAATCTGACCAAGTGATTTCAAAGAAATTATTTCTCATTCTAATTCTCTCGCATAAATTTTAAAAATCAAATCAGTAACGAATTGTGGATCCAACTCTGTAGAATTATTATCTTCAAACGGTATGATTTCAACAACATCAGCATTTACATCATACCAAGCCCAAATACAAACTTCTTCTTTTGGTCGATGAATCAGAGCCCACGGTGTCAATTCATGCGGTGGAAATTCCTCCGTCAATGAATTTTTGTGTATGAATACCGCAAACGACATTGTGTTTGTATCATTATTTTCTAAATCATTTTCTTCATCATAACCATACCCATCAAAAATGATTTTCACACCAAATGGTGCTTCACCGGAATCGTCACCGGCCTCTAATGTGCCTTCATCCATTGTTGCAATGAAATCTCGAATCCATTGTTCGACAATTTCACTATATTCTCGTTCATCGTCATAGTAAATCATAGTATTTTTCCTTCTTTTCGGAGTTTTCCTACTAAATGATTGGGTATCGAAACAAGTCTGGCACGATATATTTTACTCATTTCATTCATATCGTCCTGTGCAGTAAATTCAATATGATTTGATTTCATCAGTTCATCTAATAATTTTCCAATCAACCTTTCTTTGATCAATTCCTTGTATTCATTCTCATCTTTTATTGAGAATAAAAGAAATTCACTCTGGCTGACACTCATTTGAGCCCAAATGGTTGACAGAGAATTCATCACTTCATCATTTAATGTCATCTTGTGTCATCTTTCTTTCATATCGTTCAGCGTCAAGTCTTTTCCATTCTTGTTCTCTTTCCAACATTTCTTCATCCCATTTCATTTGATTTAAAACTACTTTGTAAATGGCATGTATAAGAATACCAAGTAAAACGATACCAAACATAGGAAGAATCCAATTTGTTGGAATGTTCATCATAATAAAGGTTAGAAATAATATCAGCATGAAGAAAGACAGTATGATGAGAGCTGTCTTAATTGCTGCTTTCTTGTGTATTTTCATTTTTTGTAAAAGTAAAAATAGTAGTTAATTGATTTAAATGTGTGATTTTAACATGAAAAGCCTCGATACTCTTTTTAAATTCTTCTGTGAATGTTTCGACGCAAAAATTTCCATTTAGTTTTTTAATTTCTATGAAGAAATCATACCCAAAAGTTTTGTAATGGTCGTTTTCTCCATGTATAAGAATTCTTTCTTCATCACTAGTTAAAAACTCGCCTCCTTCTATTGTTTTTGTTGATAAAAAATCTTTTGCAAGAGGAACATGAAATATCATACGTCCCTTAGGTTTAAGTATTCTAACAAGTTCAGTTAAATGATCGACATATTTTCCCGGAATATGTTCTAAAACACTAGAATGTATGATAAGGTCGAAGTAATTGTCGGAAAATATTCTAATATCGTCCGGTAGTTTTAATCTAAGGAAAGGTATGGGTAAGTTTTCATTATAGTTTTCGTAGTATTTTGATTTATAGTCAGATAAGTAATATCCTGATCCAATTATTGAAAATAAATTATTTACTATTCCTGGATCAGGAGAAATATGTAAAACTCTTATATTTTCGAATGTGGTTTTTTTGTTTAAATATCCATACTTTTCTAATGTGGAATAAAGCAATCTATGCCTAGACTCGCTTCCACAATTTTCACACATTTTTTGTTGAAATTTTTTCTCACCACAAATATTACATGACGATTCATTCTTTATACTCACTATTTACCCTTTCACCGTCAATACAGACTTCGCCTTTAAAAACATAAACATTTGAATCAACACGTATTTGTTCAAATACTTGATTGTTTACGCATTTATAGGGATCTTTGTAATTCGAAAAATAATAGTATGCACCATAACCAATGCCTGCTAATACAAGCAGTATAGGAATTATTTTAATATACTTTGATAACTCTGGCAAGGCCGAGAGTATTTGTGGTAGAAATTTAAGTAAATCTTTCATTGGTAATTTGCTACAAAAGATTCATAAAGGTTTAAACCGTAGAGTTCTGCTTCAATTTCCCAAGGTTTGTTTTCGTAGGTGATATTTTGAGAAACTTTTTTGCCTCGCCATCTTGTCATCGATTCATTTAAATATCCTAACGAATATTGTTTTACGTGAACCATTTCATGTGCCAAGGTTTTTAGTTTATCATCTGTACTCAAACAACGATCTATTTCAATGATAAAAGAATCTGGTTTGCCTTTAAGGTTGTAATTATCTATATAGACTAGACCGAAAACGTCTAAATTTTTATATTTTACCGTAATTTCTAATTGATAGATTCTTGCAGGCGTGAATAGTAACTCGGCAAAATGGTTAATTGCCAAGAGATGCGTTTTCGGTATTTTTCCATTGATAATCATACGTCATTGTAACACGGAAAAAGGTATTTGTCAAGCTCACCACTTTTCTGCCCGAGCCCATGATGAATCGTAATCTAGATTATAATCGGTTACGTCAGGAATGTCAACAGCAAAATCATCTACCGAAATTTCTCTCCAATCTTCACCTTTGTTCATTGCCGTGACCATGCGGCGAGATTTTTCTTGGGTAGCAATACCTTCAGGTGTTTGGTGATATTCAATAAGTTTTTTGCGGCGAACTTTTTTATCTTCTTCGGTATGCTCACGAACATTGCCGCAAGACCTTGAGCAATATGGACCACGTTTTGTGTGGGTGGTGCCGCAGCGAGGACAAGATTTTTCTTTTGCCATAAAAATACCCAGACTATGCTGGGTTCTCGTTGCCTTGTAATAATATACTAGGATTTTTTTCGCAAAGAAAGTTTATATACTTAACTGCTTCATTTTCGTTATCGAAATAACGAATGATAGTTTGGCATGTGTAAGCAGAAACAAAAATGAGTAGTACTTGTTCATCCTTTAAAAAGGAGAATTTAATGTACCACCCATTTCGTTCTACTGGTGACCAAAATTTTAAATCACTTTTTATTTGATTGTACCTTACCTGGCTCAAAGTCAATGGCTTCTTTTGCATAGTTCCCTAATCCTACTACAAATTTTTCAGACTCTTTGGTATATGTAGTAAAAAAGGAATATGTAGCATTGTCGAAAGCTTTGATATAAGCTTTGTAGCCATCAACTTTCAAATCAACGAAAGCTTTCATAAAATCTTTTTGACGCTCTGCGACTTCATTGAAAGTTGGTACTGTTGGGAATGTATAAAACATATTAGTTTCTCCTGTAATTTGAATAATATTGAATCCAATGTTCTACATCAGCGGTAGACTTTGGATTTTTTGACTCAATAAATAGTTCTATCTCCGATTTATGATCCGGTGCTAGAAAATTGATTATTTTTTGTAGATAACTCATAAAAACTCCTATACAAGTATATATCCAATTTTATGTTGTGCTGCAATATAAAATAGGGTAATTGTGAGTTTGACTAAATAGTGTATCAATCAAGAGGTATTCATGGCCAATACAAGAGTAAAATCATTTAATTTAGCAAATACCGAAGTTACACCAGGTTCTTATGGTAATACATCGGGTTTATCTCCGTCATTAACAGTTGATGCTCAAGGTAGATTAACTTCATGTGTTAATAAAACAGATTTCTTATTATATCGATTAAATTCACCTGTAGTTGGTTCAAATGCTACCGGAAATCAAAGTGTTTTTGGAGCTTCTGCTACAGTAGAATCAAATACTCAATATGAAATTGAAGCCCTTTACGCATTTTCTAAATCAGCCGGTGTAACATCACATAACTTTTTAATTGGATTTGGTGGAACATCAACTTTTAATAATATAAACTATTCAAGTATAATTAAATATAATACTGCCAGTTTTACTCAAGGTATAACTACAGATAGTATTCAATCATTCATTTCTGTTAACACTCAAACAGCAATTTTAAGTGGTTTAACTAGTGCTGCGGGATTTATTGTAATTCAAATTCGTGGAAGTTTTAGTATAAATTCAGGAGGAACTTTTATTCCACTATATTTATTAAGTGCAGCACCTGGTGGTGCTTATACAACTTCAATAGGAAGTTATTGCAAATTAACCAAACTCGGAAGTTCAGGTTCAAATATTTCTATTGGCACATGGGCTTAATTTAAAAATAACAGTTACAACATTAGGTTCAGATACGATTTACACATTCACAGGTTCAGGTTCAATTACTTTCTAAACATATGACGATTACAAAACTATCAACTGGTCTTATTAAACCAGGTACAATTAAAACAGTAGACTTAAATACTGAAGTTACTGCGAACATTAATTACGCAATGGCTACAGCAAATACAGCAGCACAATTTCATCCATTCGTACTTTCGGGAATGTAAAAATGCCAACAACATATAAAGTTTTAGGACAATCAGCACCATCAGCCACAACTGATACGACATTATATACTGTACCTGCATCTACTCAAGCAGTAGCATCATCAATCTCAGTATGTAATCGTTCATCAACTGGTGGTACATTTAGAATTGCTATACGTCCTGCCGGTGAAACCATTGCAAACAAACATTACATAGCATATGATACTGCCGTACCAGGAAATGATTCGATTCATTTAACGATGGGTATGACATTAGGTAATACCGATGTAATCACTGTGTATGCAAATAATACCAGTTTAAGTTTCAATCTATTTGGTACGGAGTTGACCTAATGGCAATTCGTAGAACGGGTTCGCAAACACTAGTCAATAGAGGTGTTACAGCTGCAGCAGCGACACCCGTAAATATTATTACAGGTAGTGGTGGTGGCGGTGCAACAGTAAATATTTCTTCAATTCAAATTGCGAATTCTACGTTTGTCGTAAAAGATGATACTGCCATCGATACAGCTGGCGGATTCATGATTATCAATGGTACAGGATTTCAAAGTGGTGCTGTAGTTTACATTCAAGGTACAGCAGCAACATCAACAGCATTTGTAAGTTCTTCACGATTAAATGTTACAGTACCAGCATTAAGTAGTGGATTATTAGATGTTTATGTGGTCAATACAGATGGATCGGGTTCTATCTATTTACGATCACTTAATGCAAATGGTACACCTTCATGGACTACAACATCACCATTAACAACTCAAGACTCAGGGACCGCATTTGCAATTAATTTAGTGGCTTCAGGTGCAGCAGGCGATGGTACAATTACATATGCAGTTTCTTCTGGTAGTTCTTTGCCTTCAGGTACATTCTTAGCATCAAATGGATATTTTTATGGCACAGTGAGTGTAGGTACAGAAACGACTTATAGTTTTAGTGTTGATGCGATTGATGCACAAAACCAAGAAACTGCAAGATCATTTAATATAACAGTACAAATTCCTGACCCATACTTCAACCTAACTACATTGTTGTTATCGGGTAATGGCACAAACAATGCTAACAACAACGTGTTCCAAGATTCCAGCACTAATAACTTCACCATTACTCGTAACGGCAACACGACGCAGGGTACGTTCTCGCCGTTTAGCCAGACTGGGTGGAGTAACTTCTTTGATGGAACTGGCGATTACTTACAGACTGCTTCAGGCAGCTCTACGTCTTTTGGCGCTGGTGACTTCTGTGTAGAGTGCTGGTTTTATAAGACATCGAGTACTGCTACCGGCGGTTATTTAGTTGCCAATCTTGAGAGCAACAGCGATGCTCAATGGGCGTTGATGATTACTGGTACAGGGTTAATTCGTTGGCAGGGATGGAATACGATTTGGCTGAACCCATCTGCCCCTGCCATTAACCAATGGAACCATGTTGCAGTATGCAGGTCTGGTACAACACTTTCTTTATTTGTAAATGGTAGTAGGTCGGCAACTTTATCAAGCCATAGTAATAATTACTCCGCTACTACAGATGTAAGAGTCGGGGCATATGCTAGTGGAACAGACCCGTTTACTGGATATATTTCTAATGCAAGGGTTATAAAAGGTTCAACGCCCTATGATCCGACACTCACTACGTTGACTGTACCAACCGCACCGCTAACAGCAATTACGAACACTTCGTTACTAACATGTCAGTCGAATCGTTTTATCGACAACAGCACCAACGGTTTTGCTATCACACGCCACGGTGATGTTAGCGTCCAAGCCTTCAGCCCATTCGCTCCTACTGCTGCATACAGCGCGGCTACTGTAGGTGGTAGTGGGTTCTTTGATGGTACTGGAGATTTTTTAAGAGTACCAAGTACAGGAGAAGGATTTAGTTCTATAACCACCTTTACCTACGAATGTTGGATATATCCTACCTCAGCATTGACTACTAACTGTATTTTTGACATCAGCGAATGTCAACCCTTTAGGTTTGTATTATCTAGTTCAAATGTAGTGTGGCAGGCTACAAGTTCGGGCAGTACAATTTTAACTGCAACCTTTACTTGGATAATAGGAGCATGGCACCACGTAGTGTTCGTAAGAGATGTTAGCGGCAACATATCAATTTTTATTAATGGAACACGTTACGCAACTGCCAATTACGGAAGTTGGGGCTCGACTGGAGTAGGTGGTGTAAACATTGGTTGCAATCGAGGTGATACTTGGTTCTTCCCTGGTTTTATTTCTAATGCAAGATTTGTTAAAGGCACTGCGGTTTATACGGGTGCATTTACTCCACCGACAAGGCCGCTATCGGCATCTGGCGCAGATTCCGCTTCGGCCTATCCGAGCACATCAAACGTCAACACTTCTTTCGCTGCGTCCGCGACCAGCCTGTTCCTCAACTTCACCAACGCAGGTGTCGTAGACTCGGCCGCCAAGAACGTACTAGAGACAGTAGGCAACGCGCGGATCAGCACGACGCAGAGTAAGTTTGGTGGTAGCTCGATGTACTTCGATGGTACGGGGGATTACCTAAAGTTTCCGTCAAGCGAGTTAGTGCCTTTTGCATCTAACGAAAAGTTCACAATAGAAGGCTGGATATACCCATCGGCTGCAACTGCTGGGCAAATTTACGGCATCTATACAACGCGAAACAGCGGCATATCAGCCTATGCTATTGCTATCACATTGTTTGGGAGTCCGTTGAAAATAAATGTTGAGATAGCCACCTCTGGAAGTGCATTGGTGACTATTTCATCATCAACAACGATAAGTGCAAACACTTGGTATCACTTTGCTGTGGTACACGATGGTACGCAATTAAAACTTTATTTGAACGGAACAAGCGAAGGCACTCCTGCTACGACATCGCAAGCAACAACACTAAAGGTGATGGCTTTAGGAAGATATTATGTGGACATCGATAACTACTACTTTAATGGCTATATTGATGACTTCCGCATTACCAAGGGTTACGCACGATATACTTCTAACTTTACACCACCTACATCAACATTTTTAACAAAATAAAAAGAAAAAGATATGCCATTAACACAACTAACAGATGGTCTAATTCAACCAGGAACGATTCAACAATCTGATTTAAGTCCATCGATTGCAGCAAACATATCTTCTGCTTTTGCTGCGGCTAACTCTGCGGCGTCATATGCTAATTCTGCATTTGCTGCGGCGAATACAGCTGTAACAGATCCAATAGATGCATATGCTAGAAATACTGCGAATAGTTCTGGTGTATATGCTAATGCCGCTTACGCTGCAGCCAACACAGGATCACCAGATACTTTAGCTAGAAATACAGCGAATAGTGCTGGTGTTTATGCTAATTCTGCATTTGCTGCGGCTAATACTGTTGATCAAAAATCAGTAACTAGTGGATCGTATGCTAATTCAGCTTATGCACAAGCTAATACTTCTATTGACAATTCCAGTAGTGCTAGTTCTTACGCTAATAGTGCTTATAATGAAGCAAATACTGCAACGACCAATGCAGCTACAGCGGATCAAAGAGCAGTAACTTCTGGTGACTATGCTAATACTTCTTTTGGTGTAGCAAATTCCGCATCAAGCAATACATTATCTATTTCAAGTTATTCCAATTCAGCCTTTAGTGTAGCGAACTCTGCCAGTTCTTATGCAAATTCATCTTACAGTACTGCAAATAGTAAATTAAATTTGACTGGTGGTACAATATCTGGAGATTTAAATATCACTGGTAATTTGATAGTATCTGGAAACGCCACAACAATATCAGTTTCGGATATTAAAATTGATGATCCATTAATTCAACTAGCTGCAAATAATGAAACTTCTGATACTTTAGATATGGGTTTCTTTGGTCACTATAGTCCAGATGCTGGTGTCACCAGAAAACATACTGGTCTTTTCCGAGATGCTACAGATGGTAAATATTATTTGTTTTATAACTACGAAGATCCCAGTTTCGATACATCTTCACCAAATAATGTTATCGATATCGCTAACTCAAGTTTCAGTATTGCAAATCTTACGGCCAATATAGTAACCGATACAATTAGAGTTAGAGGATATGATCCTGTAGATCATACGAATTCAGCATTTGGTACAGCTAACTCTGGCAGTTCATATGCCAATGCTGCTTACAGTCAAGCAAATACTGCAACAACAAATGCTGCAACAGCTGATCAGAAAGCAGTAACAAGTGGTGATTACGCAAACTCAGCATTTGGTATATCAAATACAGCATTAACAGATGCCTCCACAGCAGACCAAAAAGCATTAACATCCGGTTCATATGCAAATAGTGCTTATAGTCTAGCCAATACAGCAAACAATAACTCTATTTCTGCTGGTGTATATGCTAATGCTGCTTATGCTGCAGCAAATACAGGATCATCAGACACTTTAGCTAGAAATACAGCTAACGCAGCTAGTTCATATGCAAATAGTGCTTTTGTTGTTGCGAATACGGCAGATCAAAAGGCAGTAACTTCTGGTGATTATGCTAATTCTGGATTTTCTGTGGCTAATACAGCAAATATTAATTCTATTTCTGCTGGTGTATATGCTAATGCTGCATTTGCTGTTGCAAACAGTGGAATTACAGATAGTTGGGCAAGAGATGCATCAAATAGTGCAAGTAGTTATGCCAATAGTGGATACAGTCAAGCTAATACAGCAACTACCAATGCTGCAACAGCAGATCAAAGAGCTGTTACTTCTGGTGACTATGCTAACAGTTCTTTCTCTACAGCCAATACTTCTGATAGTAAAGCTACTATGGCGAGTTCGTATGCTAATTCAGCATATTTACAAGCAAACACAGCAAATACGAATATTGCAGTTGTTGATCAAAGAGCTGTTACTTCTGGTGACTATGCTAATTCAGCATATTTACAAGCAAACATTGCCAACACCAATGCGATTACATCTGACCAAAGAGCAATAACAAGTGGCTCTTATGCTAACTCAGCATATTTACAAGCAAACACCGCCAACACCAATGCTGCTACTGCTGATCAAAAAGCCATTAGTTCTGGTGTATATGCTAATGCTGCATTTGAAACTGCCAATAATGCCACTGATACGTGGGTAAGAAATGCTGCTAATTCGGCCTCCAGTTATGCCAATTCAGCATATGGCCAAGCTAACACAGCAACTACTAATGCTGCAACAGCTGATCAAAAAGCTATAATTAGTGGCAGTTATGCCAATTCAGCTTACGATGTTGCTAATACCGCATTATCTAATACTGTATCTGCTTCTAGTTATGCTAACTCAGCATTTGGTGTTGCTAATACTACATTGGTTAATACTAATAGTGCTTATGATCAGGCAAATACTGCTACTACCAATGCTGCAACAGCAGACCAAAGAGCAGTAACAAGTGGTTCTTATGCTAACTCAGCATTTGGTGTTGCGAATATTGCTAATCTTAATATAAACTCCATCCTAAGTTCTATACCTATATTAGACGCAAATATTGTTAGTGCTAGTGTTTATGCTAATGCCGCTTTTGCTGGTGCTAACACTGCTGATCAAAAAGCTGTAACATCTGGTGTATATGCTAACAGTTCTTTTGATGTGGCTAACTCAGCATCCAGTTATGCCAATTCTGGATTTGCTTCGGCTAATACCGCAGACCAGAAATCAGTAAGTGCTGGCACATATGCTAATGCCGCTTTTGCTGGTGCTAACACCGCTGATCAAAGAGCTGTAACTTCTGGCTCTTATGCCAACTCTGCGTATACATTAGCTAACACTAAATTTAATTCATCTGGTGGTACAATAACTGGTAATGTAACAGTTCAAAATGACCTTACTGTTTTGGGTAATGTTAGTTTTGTAGGAAATGTTACATCTTTACAAGTTACAGGTAATAGTGGCCAATTTTTTGGTGAAGCGAATGGGCATAACGCATTATATGCCGGTATTCCTGTTGGATATGATTATCAGCCACACACAGTTTTTCAAGCATCGACAAACGAAGATAGTTACTCGCAAATAAACATTCAAAACATTAACTTTGGAAGTAATGCATCTTCAGATTATGTTGCAACTGCTGACAATGGTACAGAAAACGATACTTATATTGATATGGGTATCGGCTCAAGCACACATAATGATCCAGATTATACTTTAGTTGGACCAAATGATGGTTACCTGTATGTATCAGGAAATACAACAACGGGCGGCGGTAGTTTAATAATTGGCACATTAATTGAAAATGATGTTGTGATTGCTACTGGCGGCATGAATAATGAAAATGAACAAATTCGTGTCATTGCTTCGAGTAACACAGTTAATATACGTGCAAACTTAGATACCAGTATTGCAAAAAGTGTTCTGTTGGGACCAATTGGAAATGTACACATTACTGGTGGTTTAAATGATGATTATATTAGAACTGACGGCTCAGGCAATCTTACATTCGCAAATCTAACTTCTGCGAATGTAATTAAAGAATTATATAATACAGCTAATACCGCCAATCAAACGGCCGTAAGTGCCAGTTCTTATGCCAATTCAGCTTACAGTGTCGCTAATACAGCCAATGTTAATTCTATTTCTGCTGGTGTTTATGCAAATGCTGCTTTTGCAGCTGCTAATACAGGAACTAGCGGTTCAGATCAATATGCTAGAGATACTGCTAATTCTGCGTCCAGTTATGCTAATTCAGCATTTGGTGTTGCGAATACTGCATTGGCTAATACCGCATCTGCATCTAATTATGCTAACTCTGCTTATGACCAAGCCAATACTGCAAACACTAATGCTGCAACTGCTGACCAACGTGCTGTAACATCTGGTAGTTATGCTAACTCTGCTTATGGCCAAGCAAATACAGCAACTACCAATGCTGCAACAGCTGATCAGAAAGCAGTAAGTTCTGGTGTATATGCTAATGCTGCATACGGACAAGCCAACACAGCAACTACTAATGCTGCAACAGCTGACCAAAAAGCTGTAACATCAGGTTCATATGCTAACTCTGCATACGGTCAAGCAAACACTGCTATCACCAATGCTGCAACGGCTGACCAAAGAGCAGTAACAAGTGGTACATATGCTAATGCTGCGTTTGGAGTTGCTAATACTTCAGACCAACGTGCTGTAACATCTGGTAGTTATGCTAACTCTGCTTATGGCCAAGCAAATACAGCAACTACCAATGCTGCAACAGCTGATCAGAAAGCAGTAAGTTCTGGTGTATATGCTAATGCTGCATATACTCAAACAAACACTGCTACTACTAATGCTGCAACAGCTGACCAAAAAGCTGTAACATCAGGTTCATATGCTAACTCTGCATACGGTCAAGCAAACACTGCTACTACTAATGCCGGTTCAGCATCAAGTTATGCTAATAGTGCCTATGGTGCAGCCAATACATCTACCACTAATGCTGCAACGGCTGACCAAAGAGCAGTAACAAGTGGTTCTTATGCTAATGCTGCATTTGGTGCTGCAAATACCGCAGATCAAAGAGCAGTAACTTCAGGATCATACGCAAATTCGGCGTTTGGTACTGCGAACACATCTTCAACAAATGTTACTGCCGCATCAAGTTATGCTAATGGTGCTTTCGCTTCTGCGAATACTCGATTAGCTACCAGCGGTGGTACAATTTCTGGTGATTTGTCTGTTACTGGTGTAACTACTTTAGCAGAAACAACAGAAGTTCTCTCTACATTAACTGGTGCAACTGGTACTGTTACACATAATTTACAGAATGGTACAACTTTTTATCATACAAGTCCTTCAGCAAACTGGACAGCAAACTTTACAAATGTACCAACAACAGCAGACAGAACAATTGTTGTTTCTATAATTGTTATACAAGGTGGTACTGCATATTATCCTAGTGCTGTACAAATAGATGGTGCCGCTCAAACAATCAACTGGTTTAATAACACCGTACCTACTGCTTCAGCAAGTAAAAAAGAAATCTATTCATTTACTTTAATACGTACAAGTGGCGCATGGACCGTCTTTGGTTCTGAAGCTACGTTTGGATAATTATGCCTAGAATAAATTCATTAAACACATTTGTTCTCTCATCGATAATAAACAGTGGTGATCCAGAAGATCCAAATTATCAAGGTGCAACAATGGTTTTTGTACAAACAACTGCACCAACAGGATGGACCAAAGATACTTCTGCGGACGATTATACTTTGCGCGGCGTTTCCGGATCAGTATCATCTGGGGGTTCGGTAAATTTTACTACCGCACTTACATCTAGAAGTTTATCTGGATCTTTAACGTATGGTGGAACTTTAGGTGCCACAACACTTACTTCTGCTCAAATTCCTTTGCATACCCATACAAACCCCGCTGTTAGTAGAAGGTTTATTTCTCCTGCGACTGCCGCAGGACCTCAAACTCTTTTTGGTCTTGTAGGATCATTTGATCCCGGAGTAATCAATACTCACCCAGGAACGAACGCGTCGCATGCTCACCCTCTTGTCGGATCTACAATTTCGGGTACATATGCTTCATTAAATTTAGCAGTTAGATATGTTGATGTAATTTTAGCAACAAGGACTTAATCAATGGCACTTATTATCGGATCTGGAAATATCACAATAATGAAAATGACTACTCCTCCTACCGGATGGACTAAGAATGTCACGGATAATGATTATATGTTGAGGGTAGTTACAGGGAGTGTTGTCAATAATTTAGGTGGCACAGCGTTTTCAACAGTATTTTCTAATTATGCGGGTACAGCAACTTCAGTTTCAGCTGTTACAATAGGTGCAACCACTATAGACAACTCAACATTTACTGCACATCGACACAACGTATCCTTTATTGCATCATCAGTTACAAGAACTCAAGCTGCTTCCGGATCAACTTTAGCGGCATCCGCAAATCCTGGAGTTGTAAGTAATAACAATCCAGGTGGTGGTGGTTCTCATACTCATCCAGATTCTACAACTTTATCTAGTCCAACTATTTCAGGTGGTGGGATTGATCTTAGAGTTAGATATGTGGATATCATCTCTGTAACTAGGAATTAATTATGCCTATATTTACTTCTGGCACAAAAACTATTTTTAGACAAACTTCGGCTCCAACAGGTTGGACTAAAGAAACAGTAAATTTTAATAATCATACATTAAGAGTTACTAACGGAGCAACTTCTTCTGGTGGATCAGTAGATTTTACTACAGTATTTTCACCAACAGCATATACATTTACTAATTCTCCTTTTTCCGGAGCATCAGCTGCAACAACATTATCAATTTCTCAAATACCATTACATAATCATCCTATACCAAGTCCAGGAACTCCTACTCCACAAGGTAGTTTGTCAGGTAGTCCAGTTACTCAACGTGCTGCTGGCACAACTGCACCAACAGGACTTTTTGTGAGTGGGCGCATGGATTCAACAACAAGTCTAGATCCAGCTACATCTACAGGACATTCGCATCCAATAAGCGTTACTGCTTCAGGAACAGTTTTTACTATTGCTGTTCGTTATGTTGATGTTATTATTGCTACTTTAAATTGATATATAAATAAAAAGAAAAGGAGATAATATGTTACAGACACATAAATTAACTATTATACCCATTGATGGAACAGTAGGTACAGATCAAGGTGGTTTTATCGAATTGGACTTGTCATCATGTGGTATACCAACAAATGTTCATGCATTACAATGGAATAATCCAGTTTGGCCAGATCCCAATAACAGTCATTTAGAAGGATTGGAATATGGTCAAGGAACTGGTTGGATCGAATTCAAATCAAATGATGCTAACCTAAATATAACTGAATTGCCACAATGGGCATTAAATTGTTATCAAGTATGGCTTAATTTTTATAATTCTCAAAATTCTCAAAATACCTAAAAGTAAAATTTGTTATGAATACCTCATTGATAGAAAATAATTACATCTATATTCCCAACTTCATTAGTGAATCAAGAGCTAAAGTAACTGCTTCCAATTTCAAACATCATTGTTTGGAAAATAAAAATGTTGGAGACAGTCAAGCTCCCAATTCATTAACAGATTATAATTTCATAGATTTTTTAGAATTACTATGTGAACGAACACCAATTGTCAGTGAAATCTTAGGAGAAACTGTTTTACCTACGTATTCATATGCTAGGGTATATAAAGATGGTAGTGTTCTCGAACGCCATAGAGATAGGGATGCATGTGAAATAAGTTTAACAATACATCTAGATGGCGATAAAGAATGGCCAATTTATATTCAAACTCCAAAAGGAGAAGAAGTAGAATTGAATTTACGTCCTGGAGATGCCATGATGTATTTAGGATGTGATGCTGATCATTGGAGAAAACAATTTACTGGAACGGAATATATTCAAGTCTTTTTACATTATGTTAGAAGTCGAGGTGATAAATCATATGCTTACTTTGATAAAATAAAAACCAAAGAAAAACCAAAACAAATAATTGATGATGAACAACCAGAACCTATAAAAAATGTTTATAAAAAAAATTTAAATGATTATATTATCGTATTAGAAAACATACTTTCTGATGAAACTTGTGATGATATTTTAAATGAATATGCAAACGACAGTATATGGGCATCATCAACTGTAGGAATTGGCGAAATAGATTTGAAAGTAAGAAATGTCAATGAAATTGGAATTTCTGTACCCGAAATAATTGCAAAAAATAGTAAAATTAGGCAACAATTGGATGATAGGATTTTTCAAGGTGCTCATTTAGCTATTAAAAAATATAATGAATTATTTCCAAATTGTCATATCGAACAAGATTCTGGGTATCAGTTATTGAGATATGATGTCGGACAGTTTTATCGTCAACATACTGATTCTTATAAATTACACCCGAGATCAGTATCATGTTCTTTTATGTTAAATGATGATTATGAGGGTGGTGAATTTGCGTTTTTTGATAGAGAACTAAAATACAAGTTGAAAAGAGGATCAGCATTATTATTTCCCTCTAGTTTCATGTATCCCCATGAAATTATTCCAGTAACAAAAGGAACACGATATTCTATTATTACATGGTTTATTTAAATTTTAAACAGGAGAGTATATTATGCAATTAAAACCGGGAAGTTTTTGTCCTATATTGAAAGAAGAATGTGTACAATTTAAATGTGCATGGTTCACTAAAGTTGAAGGTTATAATATCAATACAGGTAAACAAGTTGAAGAATGGAACTGTGCTATGACTTTTATTCCTATGTTGTTGATTGAAAATTCAGGAATGTCTCGTCAAACTGGTGCAGCTGTTGAAAGTTTTAGAAATGAGATGGTGAAATCTAATGAAGAAACTCAAAAGATATTTTCCAACATGTTATCAATGAATCCTGATAACAATACAAAATTACTTAAGTAAGTGTTTTTTTGTGATTTTGCAAGAAACCCATTGATTATAGTAGGATTCATTCAATAGTGCGTGTCGAGAGAATATCTCCCACGTTTCCCAATAAGAACATTCAGATTTAGTTTTACAAAGGTGAAGTATCTCTCTTACATATTGATCTTCACCATTTATCTTAACATCTTCTTGTAATAATAAATTGGAACCCCAGTATGTCATCCAATCGGATGATACTCGGGTTCTTTTCTTTTTACCTTTGACTTGTTTTATTTTAGATTTGGTGAAAAACTTTTTACCAATATATTTACGACCAGTTTGAGTATGTGTAATACAATATACAAACCCAAAATGGCCGTCTATATTATCTTCAGTAAATTCTTCGCCAGTATTATGAAAGTACCAGGTCATTCGTCATCATCACCAAAGTCCTCAGTTTCAATTAAGTATTCTCCACAAAAAGGACAATAATGAGGATCATCTTCACATTTGTTTTCGTCATAGCGTATCGTAAACTCTGAAGAACATTCACCACAGGTATGTTTCAACGACGCCATTATTGACACCATGATTGTTTAGCTTCGCCAAAATATTCTCGAGCAAAACCGTTTTGAATTAACATAGAACGTAGACTCTGGCCATCTAAAATGATGTCACCCAAGACACGACCACCAAATTTATCCCAGCCGTATAAGATAACCTGACGTTTAACTGCCTTTGATACAGCGCTTGTTGTAAACTTTGTTGCCATTTTTCCTCGCTCGTCCTCTTGTGGGCATTGAGCACGAAAACCTTTTTCTGGCGTATCTACACCATAGATACGAACTGCTAACTCTGGTTTAAGTGGTGCAGGTAAAAATGGTGCTGCGATAACTACAGTATCACCATCATTTACACGTACAATCTGTGCATCATACGTTACGCCTTTTGCTGCTTTGTCAGCATAAACATTTCCTATACAAGCGAAAGACAATAGACCCGTTAAAAGTATTTTTGTTATTTTCATTACTTCTCCTTAAATATTGAAACTCTCACCACAACCACATCGATTTTTTTCTAAAGAATTTATAAAATCAAAACCTTCATTGAGTCCATTTCTTTTCCAATCTATTTCCATTCCATTCAGATAAGGAATATGTTTTGGGTCAACAAAAATTTTAACACCATTAGATTCGTATATAGTATCTGTATCCGATACACTATCAACATATTCTAGTGTGTAAGCTAAACCACTACAACCTGTGGTTCTAACACCAACCTTAATACCTAATCCTTTTCCTCTTTTGTTCAAAGAGTTTAAAGTTTTACGTGATGCGAGTTCAGTCATTGTGATCATAGAAGTCTCCTTTGATGTTTATTTAGACGAAAAAAAAGCCCCTTACGGGGCTTTTAATAAAACAAATGTAATTAGAAGTTCAGTTGGCTTCTGAACATAATGGCCTTGTCGCCGTTTACACGACTACCTGAACTACCCACAAGTGCATCAAATTTGGTGTCAACATAGTTAACCATAAAACGTAGGTTGTCTGTAGCGAACCAAGTTAGACCATAAGTCATTGCAGTAGCACGATTTGATTTACCTGTGGCTACTGTAATGTTACTAGCATCAAACTCACTCATACGTACATTGACTTGCACAGCACCTTTGCCGCCTTTGTCTAGTGGATTAGCAGGCTTGATTGCACCAAACACACCATCTTTGTAGTTATATGATTCACCAGTCAGATTATATGCTGCAAGAACATAATAGCCTTTAATTTCCTGATTGTTTCCTGTTGTAGGATCATATATGAAATTAAATTGTTCTGCTTGTACTTTCAAAGCATTATATGCAAATGCTGCTTCAAGACCTTGACGAGTTCTTTCGGTTACACCACTCAGTGCCGAACCGGTGAACCAAGCATTTTGTGAACGTGCCTCTGTTCTACCACTTGCTGGTGCAACACCACCTTTAATCTCACCTATACTATATGCAGCACCTAAGTGTAGTGTGTATGCTTTGCTACCTTGCAATTCAGCAATGTTTGTAGTAACACGACCGATGTAATCAAATCCATCTGATACGGCGTCTTTGTTAGCACGACCACGACTTGCTGCAATGGCGTATGTCAAACCGGGTTTTGGTACACCATGAATCATAAAACCAGTTTCTTTACCTGGAATAAATTCACCTTCAACTTGACCAACTAAACTACGATCCATCATATCAAGATTGTTGGAACTTTGCAGTTGCTCAAGACTGAATGGCATCTTAAACAAACCAAATTGATATTGTAGTTCTGGATTGGCTGCGTAGTTTACCCATGCAACATCCATTGTGGTTGTTGAAGAAGCGGCACCAACATCATTACCAAAATTACCGGAAAATTCATACTTGAAGTCTTTTGCAAATTGTCCACGAATACCAAATCTACCACGGCGCATCTCTGCTAAGTTTTGATACGAATCCGTGGTTTGACCGACACCATAATTTGGTGTGTAGTTTCGATAGTCCATATGTAATCGACCTGTAAATTGGATGGTGTTGTTACCATCTTTTGATTTGAGTCCGATTCCATTTTCTGTGACTGAACCATCGTTTGCTCTGGCTTGTCTGTATTTGACAGATTCACTAACGTCTTTGTCAATTCTTTGTTCAATGAACTTTTTGTTTTCTTCTCTTTCTTCATATGCTTTGAGTTTTGCTTCATATTCTTTTTGAGTGATTACATTCTTCTCTCTTAGAATATTCAATGTCTCTTTATACTCATCAGCATATGCAGGAATTACGGCTGCTAGTGCAACTACAATAGAAAGTTTCTTTAATAATTTCATCATTTATCCTTATTTCCAAATTGGGTTGTTGTCTGGGCCACGGAAGTCTTTCTTCCAATTGTCCTGAACTAATTTAATTACATCTTGTGGCATGTGAACATACTCCAACTCTGTTGACATTTGACCACCGTTCTTATAACTCCAATCAAAGAACTTGAGAACTGCACGACCTGTCAATGCGTCTGCCTGTTGCTTGTGCATGAGAATGAAACTTGCACCTGTTGCTGGCCATGCATCTTTACCTGTCTGCCATGTGAGTAACAAATACATGCCCGGTGCATTTACCCAGTCTGCATTTGCGGCTGCTGCCTTGAATGTAGTATCATCAGGCAGCACAAAATTACCATCACGATTCTTTAATGCTGCATAAGGAATTTTATTACGCTTTGCGTATGCATATTCAACATAACCAAATGCACCTTTTAGTCTTTGTACTTGTGCTGCTACACCTTCGTTACCTTTACCACCTACACCTACTGGCCATTTAACTGCTGTGCCTTCACCTACAGTCTTTTGAAAATCTGCATTGGCTTTGCCCAAAAAGTTTGTCCAGATAAATGTAGTGCCTGAACCATCTGCACGATGAACGACTGTGATGTTCATTGCAGGTAGATTTACACCAGGATTTAATTCTGCAATTGCTTTGTCGTTCCATTTGGTGATTTTACCTAAATGAATGTTTGCAATTACATCAGGTGTCAACTTTAGTTTACCTGCATCGATACCGTCAAGATTGTAAACTGGTACAACACCACCAATGATGGCTGGGAACTGAACAAGACCTTCTTTGTCTAATTCTTCTTTCTTAAGTGGCATATCACTTGCACCAAAGTCAACTGTCTTGGCTTTGATTTGACGAATACCACCACCTGAACCAATTGATTGATAGTTTAGACCAATGCCAGTTTGTGCTTTGTATGCTTCAGCCCACTTTGCATAGATTGGAAATGGAAAAGTCGCACCGGCTCCAGTAAATTCTGCTGCTGATGCGACTCCTGTGAATAGTAATAAAGATAAAAGTAAATTTCTCATGATTTCTCCTATAAGAATTGTGCAAATGCACAATATCACACTTATCTATGAAATCATGATCCTTAAACGGAACTGTAACAGAACCGTCATCGGATTGTCATATTACTTTATGCAGCTTTACCCCAAACTTCTTCCCATTGTCCAGACAATGCACCTTTAGCATAATCAGTAACACGATTCTCAAAGAAATTGCCATGAATAGGAGCATTAATCATTTCTTCGACCCATGGTAATGGATTTTTCTTTACTTTGAAAATCCCTTTAAGACCAAGAGAAATAAGCCTGCGGTCAGCAATATAGCGAATATAGCGCTTAACATCTTCAGCATCTAGGTTCTCCATTGGACCCATCTCGAAAGCTAGGTCAATAAATTTATCTTCTAGTTCTACCATTCTCTCTGCAATAGTATATATCCTAGATTTTAAATCATCGTTCCAGATTTCTTTGTTTTCTTCTACATATGTACGGAACAATTTAATCATATTCTCAGCGTGCATTGTCTCATCAACAATAGACCAAGTAACGATTTGTCCCATACCTTTCATCGTACCATTGCGTGGGAAGTTAAGTAACATGATAAAGGAACTGAATAGTTGCATCCCTTCGGTGAAAGCACTGAATACTGCAATGTGAGTAGCAGTAGAAGCAGCATCACCATTCTGTGAGCTAAGATTAAGTACGTAATCATGTTTATCTCTCATTGCCTGATATTCTAAGAACTGATTGTACATTGTATCAGGCAATCCTAATGTTTCAATCAAGTGTGAGTATGCTGCAATATGTAATGCTTCACGAGCTGCGAAACCTAATAACATCATACGAACTTCTGGTTGTGGAAAATATGGTAAATAGTTCTTTACATACCCACCAGCAACATCGATATCACCTTGTGTGAAGAATCTAAAAATGTGTGTGAGAAACTGTTTCTGTTCTGTTGTTAATTTATTTTTCCAATCTTTTACATCTTCGATCATTGGAACTTCCGAATGAAGCCAATGAGCTTGTTCGTGCTGCAACCATGCGTTATACGCCCAAGGATATGCGAATGGTTTAAATGCGGTTCTTTCGTCTGTTAGTTTTGTATCGTGCTTTTTAATCATTGATGAATGCCTCTAATTCTTGTTTTGTTTTATTTCCTATGAGTCTTTTTGATGCCATATTATCTTCCATCAATACTAAAGTAGGTACACTGCGAATACCAAATTCTGTTGCGATTTCAGG